CAATCGCCCGGTCAACGTGGCGTTATGCGTCGTTGTGGTTTGGGTTTTATTTGATGGATTGGATATTAGAGGAAAAAGCACGAAAAACATATACTTTGCGGGATGCGTTCCCGGTTGCGTCTTGTATATCCGTTTTGCTCAATCAGATTGCACCGGGTATAACACACGCAGCCACGGCGGAATACAGTCAATTTTTATACAGCGGTAACAACCCAATATCCGGGTTGAATTTCCGTTTGCTTGTATCACAGAAAACCAATATTATAAACGGGGAATATCAGCAACCCGCACAAAAAGCCCCGACGACCTTACAACAATTTACCAATATGTTACGGGATTGTTTTAAATGTTATTGGTTCATTGAGGACGGCAAATTTAAAATCGAACATATCCAATATTTCCGCAATGGCGGTTCCTATTCCGGCGGGGCTATATTAAGCCACGATTTGACAAAGGAATTGAATTTGCGCAACGGGAAACCGTGGGCGTTCAACACGTCGGAATATTCGTTTGATAAGGTCGATTTGCCGGAACGTTACCAATTTGAATGGATGGACGACGTTACGGCGGCATTTGAAGGGTTGCCGATACAAGTAATAAGCAAGTATGTAACGCCCGGAAAGGTTGAGGAAATTAATATATCAAGCTTTACGTCCGATATTGATATGATGTTATTAAACCCCGGCAACATGAGTTCCGACGGGTTCGCCTTATTTGCCGCCGTTCCGCCAACGTCCGGGTCGCAATGGATATTACCATTTACCCGCCAAACTATTAACGGGGTCGAATACTTTTTGCAAAACGGATATTTGGCGTTTATCAATCTGCAATCCCCGTATTGGTTATATGATTTACCCGCCCGTCATGTATCAATAAACGGTTCCGAGGTTTACGCATACGGTATTGAGAGAAAGAAGAAACAAACGTTTAGTTTTCCGGCAAATGACGACCCAAACCCGATGCAACTAATAAAAACGTATATCGGTAACGGTCAAGTTGATAAATTAAGCGTAAATTTGTGTAGTCGAAACATTAAAGCAACGTTGAAATATGATACAGAATAACAATATAAGCGTATTGCCGTGGTACACGTCAATAGAGCAGCAGAACCACCGTAAAAGTTACGCATACGGGCAAATATACCCATTGTTCGCACCGGCTGATAGATTATTGCCGTTTCAGATAATAAGAAATACCCGTTCAAATCCTGTTACGTCTGTTATTCTATATGATAAAACCGGAAAACAAATTGCAAATATAACAACATACATGAGGGAAACCGGATTGCAGATTGTCCGGTTTCGGACGTTGGGTTATGATGTAATATTGTACCCGTCAATATTACCCATGCCATTAAATCAGTTGGACGGGATTTATTATTTGCGGTTATCTGATAGCGTTCAAACATGGTATTCCGAAATGTTTACGGTTGTGCAAGACGTTTCCGGTTATTTGAAAATTGATTGGTGGGACATTGAAAATTTAGTGTTTGACGCCGGACAAATAGTTTATAAAAATCCGACATTCAAAAACATGTTATATCTTTGTACCGAGTTAGGAAAACCGGATTATGAATTTGAAGAGGACGGCGAGGAAAGGGACGGTTATTTTTTCCCGGAAAAACAAATTTCGGTAAAGACGTTCAAATGTACTATATTGGCACCGGAATACTTATGTGATGTTATGCGTTTTATTCGTATGGCTGATTATATACACATAACGGATAAATACGGCAGGGAATACGATTGCGACACGTTTTTAATTACCCCAAAATGGCAAACGCAGGGGGATTTGGCAAGCGTGGAAATTGAGTTTAAAACAAATACCGTCGTTAAGAAAATAGGACGTGGCTATATAATAGCAAACAAAGGAGATTTTAACGGAGATTTCAATAATGATTTCAATAACAATTAAATTAATTAGATTATGGGAAATTACGAACAATTAAAACAAGCGGTTTTCGACGTTATTAAAACAAATGGAAATCAAGAAATTACCGGGGCAATATTGCAAAATGCTTTGTTGTCTATTATTTCAACTATTGGAACAAATGCTACATTTGCGGGAATTGCAACACCGGAAACAAACCCCGGAACACCCGACCAAAACGTTTTTTATATCGCCGTGCAAAGTGGAGTATATTCTAATTTTGATGGTTATAAATTAGAAGATGAAATTGTACTTTTTTTAAATGAAAGTCAAAGTTGGAAACATGTTCTATGTAATATATACAATAAAGACAAAGTTAAAAAAAATGCGGTAAATAATATTAGTAATATTATTGACGTTATAGGAACAAAAACAAACGTGTATGTAAATAAGAGTGGAGAAGAAGTATATACAACGGCGGCAAATAGAGAATTATATGAAATAGATTTATCAAGAATACCAATTGGAACTATCGTTAAAATAAAATATAAATCATTGAATTCGTCGGCTTATGGAATTACTGTTTATAATGAAGCGGTGGAGAAAATATATCAAGGAATAGCAGGCAATGGCGATATTAAGGAAGAAACATTTACAATATCAGATAATTATAAAAAATTAAAATTAAACTTTGATAGTACATTTACTCCATATTTTTATAATGATAACAAATTAGAAATACAGAAAATAAATGATTATTTAAGTGGGGGGCTGGTGGATTATGATATAGAACTTTTAAATACGGGAAAATATCAACTAATTTACAATGTAGGAGATACCGCAAATAGTGAAGCTATCTCATTTACAGGTTATGGAACTTTAAAAATAAAATGTTCTGAAAATGATACATTCTATTTAAAATTACAAGGCGGTAATAATGCAAGGGCTTATGGATTTACTGATGAAAATTATAAAGTATTAGAGTGTTCTAATGCTTATGAAAAAATTGACGGGGAATTTGTTGCACCTAAAGAAACGTATTGGCTAATATTAAATAATAGTTTTACAGGACAGCATTCTTTATTAGACCCTAAAGTAATAAGATATGGTTTGTCTAATAAAGTAAACACCATAAATGAAAATCTTACAAAAAAGATAGATAAATTAGAAGAAGAAATTATTAGTAATGTTAGTATTGTTTTAACCCCAAAAGAAACATTAGATAATAAATATCTAAATACAAGTGGAATTATTGCAAATACATCCGCTTTAAATAGACGTATAAACAAATATGATATAAAAAGAGGAATTGAGTATGAATTAAATTACACCGAAGGTAATAAAAATACTGTTTCATATTCAATAGTGAATGAAGAAGGAGATATTAAAAAAATAGGAGATGTTGGAAAAGATGAGGGCAAAAATAGAATTATAACAATAATATCAGATGGAGATTATACACTAAATTTGTTTACGGCTAACAAAGATTATATTGGGGTAAAATCATTATCTGAAACAGGAAAGAAAATAAACAATATAGTAAATGAAATATCCAACATAGATAAAAAATCAACAAATACAGCAGGATTCTTTTTGCCCAATAAATCTATTTTATTAAGTGGGGCTTCAATTTCAGAAAGTATAAACGGATATTTTGAACATGCTATGTTAGATTTAGGAATAACAGAATATAAAAATCTATCAGTAGCCGGAACTAATATATTTAAACTTTGTAATGATTTATATTCAAATGGTTTAAATTATGCAAAAGGCTATGATTTACTAATTATTAGCCATGTACATAACTTTGATGTATTTAATTTGCCGGATAATATAAAAGATATGACGGTTGAAGAATTAGAAAATAATGATGAATTTGGTACGTATATTACGACAGAAGATTACGTAAACGGAACTCCACCCGCTACATTGTCATATACTACTGAACAATTGTATGCAATAGGTTACGACTATTCAATAAAAAAATGGATAAGTTTGAATTACAATCTAAAATCTGAAATTGGATATGATTCATTTTTTGGTAAAGCGGCGCAAATATGTTTGTACACATATTGGCATGATGCAAGAACTATTTATAACGAAGCTATAAGAAAATTAGCTAAAAAATGGAATTTGCTTCTTATAAAAGATGATGAAAATATTGGATTTTCAAAAGATAGAGTTCATCCCGTAACTAAACAACAATATTCAATATTATATACAAATTCGTCAAGGTATCAGAAATTAGAAACTATTGATGGCGTAATATATGGTTTTCATCCCGACACAATTAGTGTAGAAAATCAAAACACTTACAATAGTACAAAAAAAATGTTATTGGAATATTTGCCATATATACAAAAAAGGCGTGCAGCGATTTTAATTAAAACTTTAAAAAATGCAATTTTAATGCCAATTTAAATTATGGAAAGAATTTTTAATTGGGAACAATGGCGTATAATTGCCATTTCCACGGTTAGCCCGTTATTGGGCTATTTGACACCGACAAAAGGATTTGTTAGTGCATTAGTAGTAATGTTTGCGTTCAATATTTGGGCAGGAATGAGGGCGGACGGCGTGGCGATTGTGCGATGCAAAAACTTTTCGTTCCGTAAGTTCAAAAACGCATTGTGCGAATTGCTTTTGTATATGTTTATTGCGGAGGCGATTTTTACCATTATGAAAAATTGCGGCGACGACCAAGCGGCAATTGTTGTTGTTAAATCGCTTGTTTATGTATTTATGTACGTGTATTTGCAAAATGCGTTCCGCAATCTGATTATTGCGTACCCCCGGAATTTGGCGTTACGTATTATTTACCACGTTATCCGGTTGGAATTTACACGGGTATTGCCGGGATATTGGCAATCGATAATTGAGAGATACCAACGGGAACACGATAGCGATATTATTAACGATAAGGAAAAGGAGGGCGAACAATGAACCAAATAGAAATTTTAAAGTATTTGGAAGAGCAAAAAACGACCCGGACGATTACGGATTTGATTGTACATTGCACCGCAACCAAGCCGGGCGCAAAAGTCAACGTTGATGTTATCGACGGTTGGCACAAAGAACGGGGATTTAAGAAGCAACCCCAAAGCGGGCGAATTTGCGGTTATCATTTTGTTGTATTGCCGGACGGGACGATTGAAACCGGGCGTTATCTTTCCGAGATTGGGGCGCACGTTTCCGGGCAAAATTCCCGTTCTATTGGTATTTGTTACGTTGGCGGATTGGATGCCAACGGCAAAGCCGCCGACACACGCACCCCGGAACAAAAGGAGGCGTTAATATGGTTATTATCCCGATTAGTTGTTATGTTCCCGGACGCAACGATTAAGGGACACCGGGATTATTCCCCGGATTTGAACGGCGACGGTATAATTGAACCGTGGGAGTTTATAAAAGAATGCCCGTGTTTTAATGCGGCAATTGAATATAGTAACATTTAATTTTGTACCATTATGACAAAGAAAGACAAAAAGGAGTATTTGGAACAATTGGTTGCCAATCAAGGGAACCAAGCGGGAATTAGTATTGCCCCGTTGTTATCCGCTATTATTGCAGATTGCGAGGACGTTTTTACGGTTACGGTTGAGGACAACCAAGAAGATACGAAAAACGTAACGAACCCACAGGCGGAAATAGACGCATTTATTGACGCCGTAAACGCCGACCCGTTGCACAACATACCAAAAGTATATATTTCGGGCGTCGTAATTTCCTTTGCGCAATTGGAGATTAACGAGGACGAAATAAATAGTACGGTTGAAATGGCGGGCGGACATTACGTTTTGACATTGAGCAAAACGCCGGATAGTTCGTTAATCATTTACACGGCAAACGCATGAAAAAGTATATAATATTGGCGGCAATCATTATGGCGGTTGCCGCCGCCTTTTGGGTACAACAAAGCCGTATTAAGCGATTGACCGACGAACGGGATAAATACCGGAGTAATACCGAAACGTTGTTGCAGGACGTCCGCACGTATCAAACAAAGGATAGTTTGAACGCCGCAAAGGTTGGGAATTTGGAGTTGAAATTATCCGAATACAAAAAATACCGGGCGGACGATGCGGCGTTAATCAAATCGTTGCAGACAAAGAACCGGGATTTGCAAAGGGTTACGACGGCACAAATGGAAACGATAAACGAATTACGGGCGAACGTCCGGGATAGTATTGTATATTTGCCCGGCGACACGGTTACGACCGTATTACGGTGTATTGAGTATTCCGACAAATGGGTTGATTTTGACGGATGTATTATAAATAATACGTTTTCGGGCAAAATTATAACACGGGATAGCCTTTTAATAACAGAAAGCGTACAATATAAACGTTTTCTTAATTTCCTATGGAAAACAAAACGGATAAAAAACCGTGAATTTGATATTGTTTCAAAAAATCCACATACAAAAATTACCGGGTTTGAGGTTATAACAATAGAAAAATAACTATATTTGCGGCAAACGGGGATAGTTCGGAGTAGCTACCGGATGAAAAAAGATGCAACCACTTTTCCCCGTTTCCCTTTTTTGGTTGCTTACTTAAATGGTTGTATAATGGAAATTTGGAAAGATGTACCCGGATATATTGGGTTGTATAAAGTGAGTAATCACGGGCGTGTAAAATCCGTTAAGAAACAATTAGTTTTGAAAATATGTGGTTCCGGGAATAGATATAAAACCGTTGCTTTATGTAATGGGATGCGCAAAACGTTTCGATTACATAGATTAGTTGCGGCGGCTTTCCTTCCGAACCCGGACAACAAACCATGTGTTGACCATATCGACGGCGACCGAACCAATAACCATGCAGATAATTTGCGTTGGGTTACATATTTGGAAAATAATAATAATCCTATTACGAAAAAGCGATTGAGCGAAAATAACGCAAAAAATATGCAAGGTAAAGAGGGCGTATTGCATCCAAATTCAAAACCCGTTAAGATGATGAAAAACGGAATTTGCCTCAAAACATATCAATCTATCCATTTAGCCAAAAAAGATGGGTTTAACGATACATTGATAATTCGATGTTGTAAAGGGCGTATGAAAAAACATAAGGGTTATAATTGGGAATATATACAATAGACATAACAAGGGGGTTGTAACAAGGCGTTGCAACCCCTTTTTCTATTGAGCCATTTTTAGCCCGTTTCCGGGCATTTTATTTCAAAGTGGATAATTTACACGTCCCGCTTGCAAAAGCCGCTTAAATCGAAAATTCCAAGAAAATAACTTCTTTGGAACCAAAAACAAAACTTTTTGCAGTTTAAGCCAAAAATAAAAAATAAAACCTTTGGTAATTAAAATAAAGGTTGTATATTTGCATCATCAAACAAGAACGACCGGGCGTTTTCCCGGAAAATAGAGAGCGAAACAATATGAATACTCAAAGCATTTATAACGGATTAGATTACACAACAAAAGAGATTAACCGCAATTTCAAAATCAAGGTAAACGGAATTGTAAACGGCAAAAAGGTTAATGTATTGGTTGGCGTGTCCGGTTTAATAAAGATTGTCGGCGACATTAAGTTAGTCAATCGCTTGTTAAAACGTGCTTTCAATTGTTACGGCGACAAAGGGGTTTGCAAATTGCGTCGAGGCGTTAAAATCACTTTCTATTATCAGTAAATAACGACGGGGCGTTTTCCCCGGAACAATATAAATTTTCAATCATGGAAAAGAAAAGAACACAAGCGGCGGACATTGCCGAGATTGCAACCAAATTAGACGGAAAGGTTGAATTTTCAAGTATCGTTTACAGTCAACAATTAATGGATGAAAAGTACCGGGAAACCGGGGTTAACGATTTGCATTTTATCGGCAAAAAGTTTGGATTATGGTTTTATACAAGCCGGGTGGATTTAGATAACCTTTGTTATTTGAATAAAACCAAGTTCCCAACTTTGGTATTATGCGAAAATTCATTGAGTATTTACGAGATTAAAAAATAAACGATAACCCGCCGGGGGTTCGCCCCCGGCACAACAACAAATATTATGGCAAAGTACATTTTAGTTAAGAAAGTCAAAGGACAAAAATTTGAATACCAAGTTATTGATACGGAAAGTAAAGCGATTGTTTCCAAAAGAACGTCCGCCCGTGATTATGTGGCGTGTACCGCCGACGGTTCGTTTTATTTCGGGCGTTTGGATTTAATCGGGAAAGGCGACCACGGTAAAAGATTGAGCCATACGGCGGCAATATTGGCAAACCCGGAGGCGGCATATAAAAAACAAGTTGCATACTTTACGCCGGATTATCGGAGTAAATGGATAGCCGAAAACCCCGCCGAACAATGGATTGCCCGAAACGTTGAATATGCGACAAAGGAAAAAGAGAGATTAAACGCAATTGCGTATTTGCAGTAATAACCAAGCCGGGGGCGCAATCCCCCGGCATAACCATTTAGAGCGATGAACAAAACGAAACGTTACCGATTAAGTCAAGATATGTATAAGATAATCCAAAATGCAAACGGCGGGTTATTTTTGCTTTATACCCGGCACAATCCCGGCGATGTGTTGAACCTATTGTTAGACGGCAACGATATTGGGTTGACGTGCCGAGTTGAGAGCCGACACGACCAATATTATAAGTATTGCAAAGTAATTACGGAGGGCGTACAATGAGCCGTAACAGAGAGCGACAACAAGAATTGCAGCCGGGGCGGGTCGATTACGCCCGTACCCGGTTGGAGGCGTTGGGCTATCCGGTTACGGAGGTCAACGCCACGACCTTACAATTTACTTTCCGGGGTTCCCCGGTTACATTATACCCGTATTCCGGTTGGTTTACCGGGCGCACCGTTACCGATGGACGGGGAATTAAGAACCTATTAAAACAAATACCTATGCGATTTGCATTAAGAAAACAAGAAAAGATAAAAGCGTATTTTGAGCCAAACGGGGACGAAATATTGAACCGGATAAAAGAAAGTTTAACCCGGTATTTTTCCGCCGACCGTTCGGAGTTCCCGGAGGGGTTCCGGGATATTGAAAGCGATTATAACCAATTGCCGGGGGAACCGTACCCAACCATTGCGATAAACGACACCGGGAACCCGGAACGTATGATTGAGTTCTATGTTACCGGGAAACAATACGACGTTTACCATGTGGCATTTAAAGGATTTACAAAGGGTTGATTATGGAAAGCGTTATTATTGAGGAAATGCGGGCGTTTCTGCAAATGGGATTGAACCCAAAGCAAAGGCAATATTTCGCCGATACAATCGCCGTTGCAAAACGTGTTGAGATTGTCCGGGCGGCGGACGTGTTCAACGATTACGAATTAGAGATTATCCGGGATGTACTGAAACCCCAACCGCAACAATGTTATCGTAATGCGCATTTGCTTTGCCAATTGTTCCCGGAAAGGGTGCGATATTGCGAGGGCAAAGTATTAGCATTTACCCCAATCGAACACGCATTTAACCGGATTGGCGACAAATACGTTGACATTACATTTGAATTTGCCCTAAATGATACCGAGTTATTGCAACATGAATACGTTGTATTTGGGGAATATGATTTGCAGACAATCAACCGGGTAACAAAAGAAACCGGATATTATGGCGACATTTACCGCAATGTTTATATTGAGAGGGTAAAAGATAACCCCCGACGCAATGAAGTAACGCCGGGGGTTGGTACGCAGTAACCGAGAGCGATGTTTTAGGTTATGCGGTGCAACAAAATTAGTGCTTTTTATCTGTATTACAAGCGTCCAACATGAACAAATAAAACTTTCAAAGGTTTTATTTTTGGTAATACAAATATTATTTATACATTTGCAGAAACAAAAACCCACCGGGGGAGTACCCGGCAAAGATATGAGAATAAAAGAGAGCGATTTATTAAAAAAATTGGCGACCGATAGCGGGAAAACAGCCAACCAAGTTGCCGAAATTATCATTTCGGAATTACTCAAAAACAAAGTTATTGAGGACACCCCGGAAAATTGGGGCGTTTCCGTTTTCGATGCAATAAACGAGGACGTAACCGAGGAACAAACCGCCAATTGTTATGCGGCTATTTCCGAGGCGTTGGGCGTGTATCTGAAACGGGTATATTTCATTGTCCCGGATTTGGATTTAATGGGTAACGACGATTGCCCGGAATGCGGCGGCGAAATGGAAGTTACCGACGGCGAATATAAACAGACCGGAGGCGACGGATATTTGACCCCGCCGGAATATACCGCAATTTGGGAGGAAATGACGTGTACGCATTGCGGACACAAAGAGAGCAACGAACCGAGTTATTAACAATAAAAGACTAAAGAAATGGCAGAAATGACGAAATTAAGAGTAAACGAGGCAATCGCACGGGCGCAAACCGCCGGAATTAAAGTTTATAAAAAAGAGGTTGCCGCCCGGTTATGGGAGGGACGCACCGAAAGCGCACAACAAGTTAATATGACTAACTTATGTAACGGAACGACTAAACAGATACGCCCGGAATGGGTCGTTATCATTTGCGAAATGTGTAATTGTACCCCTAATTATTTGTTTGGCTATGAAGAATAACGGGTTACAATGGTTTGAACGCATGGCGGACGTTATGTTTTCCGATAGGTTCCAAGCGAAAGCGATTATTGCGACATTTGGAACGTTGGGCGTTGTTTGTCTGATTGGCGCATTTTGGAACCCGTGGCAATTGATGTTTGCGGGTCTGTGTGCCGCAATGGTATTATGTGGATTTTCAGAATTAAAAAAGAGTAGAAAATGAGAGCGAACAAAAAGAAACCGGAAAACCCGGTACAAAAGACGGTCGAAAGTTTGGGAGCCGTTCCCGCCGACCAATTCCCGGAAATTACCGAGGAACAACAACAAATAATCCCACCGTTTGAAGCGGTCGAGGTTGAACAACCAACCGGAATATTTGAGATATTGCCGGGCATGACGGTTGAGGAAATGACGGCTATGTTTTTTGATGAAAAAACGTTGATTGAACCCCCGTATAAGGTTTGGCAATTGAATAGTAAGGGACACCGTTATTATTACCGATACGACGACAACGGGAACCCGGAGTTTTTCCCGTCGGTTACAACGATATTGTCCCAAACGTTACCCAAAGCCCCGCACTTAATACAATGGATTGCCAACAAAGGCATTGAGGAAGCGGAACGATACAAAGGCGAACGGGCGGCGTATGGAACGTTTATGCACGCCGCATTTGAGGAATTATTGATTAACCGGGCGTA